TTGACATTTTTTTAATTAGATTCAGTTTTGGCAATATAAAAGGGGGATCAAATGAAAGAATTTGAAAGAGATTTGAAGATCACATTGCTAAAGATTGACTTGCTAGTTTTGAAAATGCAAATAGTAGAAAAACTAATTGACGTTAAAGTTAAAGGGGGATCACATGAATAAATATGAAGTTTTACAAAAAAAAGATTTTTTAAAAATTCCTGATCACTGTAAATTTAAAAACTATTTACAGTTTACAAAAAAAGAAAATAGTAATTTTGAAATTGTAGATGATAAGTATATTAATTACTTATCAGAATTTGATGTCGGCGGCGGCGGTGGTAATAGTGAAAGTACCTCATTTAGTATTGGATCACTAGAAAAAACAATTGGTAGTTCCAGTAAACTAGATTACTCTAAAAGGTCGATAAAAGAATTTCTTATAAAGGAATTTCAGCTTACTGGTTATAAAAGTAATTTTTTATCTCTTGACATGATTTTGTGTTACAATAAATATCGGTTTGTGAGTCAAAAGTGAAAGGGAAAATGCTATTATGACCAAAATTGGTTTTTCATAGTACCCTAAGAAATCAATAGGTTAGGAGGTGCTAATTGGAAAAGAGCCCAAAACTAGGTAGAAAAAAGTTACCAGATTCAACGAGAAGAAGATTTACTATTAGTTGTAGGATAGATAAGGAACGTAATTCTAAGTTTATGAAAGTGCCAGGAAAGACTAAGGCATCGAAGCTAGACCGTCTTATAGAGAGCTTTTGGACAAAGACAAAGTAGGATTGTTATGAGAACAAAAAAAATTATAACTGATATGTTTGACAAAATAGCTGTTAGTGAAACTGTTTATTTTGATATTCCAGATTATGTTTATTTAGTACATAAATTTCCATATAAACGGCATCATGCAAAGAACGGTGTTTATCATTATGCCTGTCAATTTCTACAGGCTGGAACTAATATGTTGGCTGTTAAAGTTGGAGATGAATTTCAACCTGCAACAATATTTGCTATTCGTAAGATGTCTGGTATTGCAATTAATACATTTGATAAACTATTCTATACGCTTGTTGCTGATGGTATTATAATGGCTGTTAACTCTGGAAGATTGAAAAGGTATTATATGAATCCTGCATTTGCAAGAGCAGGTGACCACTTGCCAAAGTTCTTAATTGATATGTTCAAGGTTTCAGGTGATAAAATAATAGGTGAACACATGTTTGCAAACGATAATGAATTGTATAATGATAACAGAAATAAAGATTTCAGATTCGGAAGTCTTAGAAATAGAACTCCATACAAGGGATACGGTAAGCGTAAGAAAACTAAGAGGAAAAAGAAATGAGAAAACTTCCAGATACAAGTAACCTAAATACTCCTAAAGAAAGAGCTAACTGGACACAGATTCGTGGTGCATTTATTCTTATGAGTCCTGAAGAGTTTGGTAAGGGTTCTTATAGAAAAATTGGTGAGAAGCTCGGAGTTGGTAAGTCTTCTCTTGAATCACACTCTAAGATGGTTGATCCTTCAACTAAGATGAATTGGTGGCAAGAACGAGAAGCGTTACAGTCTGAGATAAATAAAGAAGTAACACAAGAGTTAGTTAAAACACAATCGGCAGAGAAGATTGATTTAATTAAACAGGCTAAAAAGATTAAAGGATTGATAGCAAAGAAAGCTCTTGTATTTTTAGAATCTGATGATTTTGTAGTTAGTGAAGAGAACCTAATTAAGTTACTCGATATTGACCAGAAATATGGAATGAATATTGCCAAGATGTCAGGAGTAGTTGATACAGGTGGAAGTAAAGCGTATACATTTAATATCAATGTCCCAAGAAAATATCTCACAGCAGAAGGCAGATCATGGATTCGTAACCAATTAGAATCACCAAGCATTAAACCACTTGATATAGACTACACAGTAATTGAAGATGAAGAGCAAATGAAACAAAGAGAACTAAAGAAACAATAATGAAAATACTATCGTTTGACGTTGCTAAAAAGAACGGTGTAGCTGTTTGTAATAACGGAGAGATAACAGATTCAAACCATTTCTTGTTTAAGTCTCACAGGCAATATTACGAGACTATATATAAAATAATTGATCACGTAAAGCCAGAAGCTATTGTTACAGCAAAACCTAATAGATTTTATAATACTTTATTTAACCATGCTCAGTATATTGGGTTAATACAATTAGCAGCAGAGCAACATGGCATTTCCGTATTCTTACTTTTAGATCCTGAAATAAAAAGCTGGGCATTTCCTAAGCAAAAGAAAGTAACTAAACAGGAAGTAATAGATAAATATGGTGGTGCTACAGATGATGAAGCTGATGCACGGATGATGGCTTTGTTTGCAGATGCTAAAATAGAAATAGTAAAATAATTTTTTTTAACTTGACACATAATGCAATAATAAATTTCTATGGAAACGAATTTAAAAGGAGGTTTTGTGTTAGATAAATTTAAAGCAAAGATTCAAGAAGACGGTAGATCGTATAAGTGGTTTATTTTAAAGTATCTATCTGAATATAATTATTCTTCAATTATGAATCAAATCAATGGTTTTACTAAAGTCCAAAATTATCTTGAAAAAGCAATCAGGAAATATTTGGAGGATAAATGACTTTAAATAAATTACTTGAATTAATTGAGCCCCTAAAAGAAAAATTTGGCGATATAGAAGTTCAGTTAGAAATATTAAATATCATTGATTTTGAAAATGTCACTATAGAATTTATTAGAAAAAGAATTAATCTTACTTCTTTTAGAAGTTAATATGGCTAGACCTACTAAGCAAGGTATAGATTATTTTCCTGTTGATGTTGAATGGGATGAGAAGGTTGAAATGTTTTCTATAGAAAATGAAGCAGAAGGTATCGGAATACTTGTAACACTATGGCAATTAATTTATAAGAACGAAGGCTACTATATTGAAAATGGTAATGATCTTTTTTTACTATTAAAGAAAAGAACTGGCTGTGGGATAGATGTATGCAGAAACTCAGTTAATGCATGCATAAACCGTAAAATCTTCAATAAAGACCTATATGAACGACATGGAATACTCACAAGTAAGGCAATTCAAAAGAGATACTTTGACATAGCCAAGAGGAAGAGGGTGGTTAATGTATGCAAGAACTACCTATGTAACGGAATTGATGTTCACGATAACTGGGTTTATGTTGACATAAATGCCACAAAGGAAGAAGTAAAGGAAGATGAAGATGTAAATGTAAACAATAACGGATTAGGTTAGAGTGTAGATAAAAGAAGGTTAGTATACTATGGACTTAACGAAACGGTGATATCGGAATTTAAAATGGAGGGAGTAAATGTATAAAATCGAAAAGTTTAGAAGTGAGAAAAACAAAGAACACTATTTCAGGGTAGTAGCAGAGAATGGGAATATTATTTGTTCATCTGAGGGATACAAAAATAAAAAGGATAGGAATAGTATTGCTGATAATTTCGCAATTAATATGCTTGGTCAATTTGCAGAAGACAGTAAAGAGAATTATGCGTTTTCCAATATTGGTGATAATTTTTTTGCAACTTATGATAGAATTTCATTTTTTAAAAGGATGAATAACCTTGGGTGGTTTAAGTTTCCTATGTATAAAATTTATACCGATAATGATGGAGATAAAACTTATTTTTTAAATAAAGAGAAAAACAATTCTCATTATTTTAATTTTGCTGAAAAGGAAACTATGATTGAGTGGTCAAAAACACATACACCAAAGATAAGCAGAATAGAAGAAGTTAATGTAGAAGATTTCAAAAAAGAAATGGAGGGATAAATGGAAAAAGTAAAACCACAAGTTAAGAGAATGAATATCAACGGTAAAATCTACATTTGTAAATATGAAATGATTTTATTGGGAACTACTTACATTGAGAAAGATAAGAAGAAAGGAGTTTATAACTTCTACTTTCCACAAGATGCACCGAATAATGTTTATGTATTGGGTGTTGCAATGCCAATAGATTTATTAGATGCCTATGTTGCAGGTAGAATGTCAAATTTAGCAAATAGTGTAGCTCAAGGTGTTCTGAAAAAGAAATTACCAGATATTGAAATTGGCGATAAATAATGTCTGAAGTATTTGAACTAACTAAAGAAGAGATTGTCGATGAATTAGATAAATTAGATTCTAATGAGTCGGCAAGGCTCAAAGAGTTATTCCAGAAACACTATACCGGATTTTGGGAGTTCCAGAAGTACATGGATGATTCTGAAGACTCTGGATATTCTGATGAGCAGATGGATGTTAAGCTGATTGCCTATGCTATGTATCTACTTATTTGGGGGTATATTCGAATATTAGTTGTATCGATGCCAACAAGAAGGCGTAAATCTCACGCTGCGAATGATGCGATAAAATATAAGATAGGGTTTATGCCAACAAGGTCTAATTCACGATACAGTTATTCAGGAGATTTGGTTAAACAGCACTCGAAGATAATAAGACGTGATATCCAAAGCGATAAATACAGAACCGTGTTTCCTGAAATAAAGTTACGCTCAGATTCTAAGTCTGTTTGGGATTGGTCAGTAGAACAAGCAGTTGGAGACCCTACTTTCAGATGTGCAGGTATGGATGGTGCGTCAACTGGATTCGGAGTTAATGGTTTATCAATTATTGATGACTTGATAAAAGGTTTCAAGTCAGCTTTTTCTCCTACAGATGTTAGCAGTAGGAAAGATTTTATCTCTGGCTGTTTTGATACAAGAGAAGAAAAAGGATTAGGTAAATTATATACAGCTACGAGGTGGGCTGAGAATGATCCTACTGGAAATTTATTAAAGTATGCGAAGAAGATATTTAAGTTTGATGCGTACAATGAAGAGCTAACAGACGAGAACATCGAAAGATTCATAGAAAATATTTTATCTTCAGAACCGACAAAGAATGATGTTGTTTATATAAGTATACCTGCACTTAACAATAAGGGGCAAACGACCTGTCCATATAGCGATTTGAGAACTACTGAGTACTATCAAAACATAATGGATACTGAAATTAAAAAGGGCAATGCTCACTCATGGTATTCACTTTTCCAACAAGAACCACGCCCAAAAGGCTCAATGCTGTTTGATAACTTTAGCAATTGGTATTACATAAAAGATTTGGGGAAGAAACATTTTTCAGGTGGTGTTTCCCATCTTGACCCTGCAGGTAAGGGTAGTAATAATACTTGTTGCATAATAGGAAAAACTCTTGGAAATGATGTTTATGTTCTACCTCAAATGGTTTATACTCCAGAACAACCAAAGGTTTCTAAAGAGCTTTTAGTTGAATTTTTTAAACAAAACCATCTTCACTTCGGAAAAATTACAGGTGAGGCTAATGGTGGTGGAGATCAATATTGTGAAACGCTTAATGAAAGATTAGTTGAAGCAGAAGTTCCAGTTGAGTTTGATGATTATAATATTCTTGGAACTGACCAGAATAAAGAACTAAAGATATTTCTAAGCTCTGATTGGATTCTTTCTCATGTATGGTTACCTGCTGAACTTGATGAAGATGGTAATAGACAATACGAAGTTGACTCGCCAACTGATAGAGCAATAAAAGCCTTGACAAAATATGTTGGGAAGGTAGAGGGTTACTTTGTAAGAAATCAAGAAGATGACTTTCTTGATTGTTTGTGTGGTATAAAAGATATTGTGGCAGAAGAAGATAATAGTTTTAGCATTGGATATATATAGGAGAACCTATGGCAAAGAAGAAAGTTGAAAAAGTAGATATGAATAAGCGTACAGCACAGTTTAGAGAAACAAATCCGAGTGAATTCAATGCATCAGAGTATGAGTATATTTACAAAGTCAATAGGACATCTGGAGAGATATCGCTTTATAAAGGTGGTAAGGAAATTCCAAATGATATTCAAACACAATTTGGAGGATTAGGTCAGCCAGACAATGTTATTAAACCACCATGGGACACGTATGAATTAGAGTGGTTATTAAAATATAATCACACACATAGACGTTGTATGGAGTTAAAGTCAACTCTCGTGGCAGGATTTGGGTATGACTTTAGAAATAAAAACCATTCTAACTATCCAAAGCTTGAAGAATGGGCGAAGAAACCTAACTCTACGTTTGGAGATACACTTTCCAATATAGCAGTAAATGTTAAGAGACAGCATTGTAGCTTTGGATATGGACCACTAATAATTAAAAAAGCTTTTGATACAATACAAATGTTTGATGCTAAAAATACTAAATCAACCTTTGTTATTCCAAATTTTAGAAATGGTAGAAACGTAAACGGTATTCGTAAATATGTTCAACTTTCAAAAAACACAAATGAGAAAGTAGAATATTTCCCTTATAATGGCAATCCTAAACTTGGAAGAGATTACATGCATTGGTTTGGTTATAAAACTTTATCAAGTTCTTATTATCCTGAACCTGAATATTTACCTGCTAAAGATAAAATATATGAGGATATCTTCGTTGATAAAAATAATATTGATTTCTTCAAGAATCGTGCGATGGGAGATTTTGTAATATTATTTACAGGATCGAAACTTGATGGCAAAACTAAGAATCAAGTATCAAAAGATTTTAAACAAAACATGTCACAATTTGAAGGTGTTGGGAATCAACATAAAACAATGTACCTTCACTCTCCTGGCAAAGATGCAAAGATACAAGTTGTTGATATTTCCAAAAATGAAGACGGTCAATATTCAAAACGACAGTCTGCTTTAGAGGCTTCAATAGCAAGAGCATGGGGAATTACTCCATCACTTATATCACTTACTAAGAATGGAAGTGGTTTTGGTGGTGGTAGTGTAGCAATAGGAGATTTATTCCTTGAAAATCAAATAATGATTAGACCAGAGCAACGTGATTTTGAAGAAGCTATAAATCTTATACTTGAAAGTTTATTTG